GGCGCCACCACCACAAAGACGTTGCTCTTCTTATCGGTCAAGACCTCGTTGGAGATGTCTTGGCCGTTGTATTGGTAGTCGGCACTTGAGCGCCGCCCCACGCCAGATGGACGCAGTGGCTTGCTATCTTCGCCGCCTGTGTCCCCCTCGCTCGCCCCCCCATACTTGCTCACCAGCGCCGCCGCCCGCTCTTGCTGCTTGGCGCTGCCCGTCTTCTTGGCTTGTTCGAGGTTCGCTGTCACCCTCGCCCGCACCTTGCCCACCGCCTCCGCGTGTTCGGCGTGGAGCATCGCCGCCAGCGCCTTCTTGGACACCCGCGAGGTCTTGCCCGTCTCATCATGGCGCAAGGTCACTTCCTCCCCGTGGTCTTCCTCCACATGGAAGTGGCCTTCCCTCCCCGCGTCCTTCACCTTGAACGCCGAGCCCCGCACCATCTCCGCATGGTGCCCCAGGCCGTGCCCGCCTGTCACCGTGTAGAAGTACCGCCAACCGCCGCCCGCTTTGGGCACCCTGCGGATGTACTTGTGCCCCGCGCCCTTCACAAGGTCGCCGTCTTGGTCTTGCAGCTCCTCCAGAAGCTCGCCAAGCCATTCGGGGACCTCGGCGTCCTCCCCCATGACAGGCAGGCCCATGAAGTCCTCGCCCAGCCCGAGCGACACCAGCCCGCGCAGATTCCCCATGCTCTTGAACATCGCCCCACCCTTGATCACGCTGTCCTTGTGCTTGTTCCAGATCGAGTTCGCCCACGCCTTGCCCGCCGCGCCGCCCCAGAGCTTGCGGGCTTGCTCGCGGCGTGGCCCATCGGCTTGTGCGTCGTGTCGCCCGTGGAAGGACACGATGCGCCTGATGGTGTCGAGGCTCACAGGCTCGCGCGCCGCCAACTGGTGAGCCCGCGCGATGCCCGTGAGCGTGCCGCCCTTGGCCCCTTGTTCGCGGGCCTCTAGGCCAGCCCGCGCCGCACGCGCCACCTCTACGGGGGGCGTGAAGGTGGTCTGGTAGGTGATGCCGTCGCGGTCCTTGTCTTGCCCGTCGTCACCCTTGGCCAGCCAGTGCGCCAGCGTCCGTCCTTGGCTCATCACCTGCCCCCCTTCTTGGTCAGCGCAGAGCGCGCCAAGAGCGCGTCCACATCGAAGTCATCCCCGCCGCCTTGTGGCGCTGTGCCCTGCCCCGCGCCCGCGCCTTGCTCGCCTGCCCCTGCGGCGTCGTCGCCGTCCATGCCTTGCTCGCCAGGAGGCGGGGCCTGCGCGGCTTGTTGGCTTTGGAGGAAGTAGGCGTTGAGGATCACGTCGCCGCCTTCGAGCGGGGGAAGGTCGCGTTCAGCCCGCACCTCGTTGACGGTCTTTACATAGGACACCTCGCGCTGCTCGTTGGCCCCGCGCTCTTGCTCGGTTTGGCCGTCGAGCCCGAGGAACACCAGCTCAAGCTCAGGGTCGAGGCGCTGGACGATGGCACGGTTCACCAGCCGCTCATACCACGCCAGCAGCCCCGCAAGCCCCTTCTCCTTGGAGTACGCCAGCCGCTCCGCAGGGCCGCGCTCCGAGAGGGTGGACGTGGCCCCCTCGTTGCCAAACTGAAAACCGATCTCCGCAGGGTCAATGCAAAACACCGCACAGCAGACCTTGAGGAGCCAGTTGGTCCATTGGCTGTATTCCATATCCTTGTTGTTGCGAAACAGATCAATAAAATCAATTTTCTCGTCTTTGTTCGGGTCAAGCTGCGCCATGGCGAGCTTGTTGGCGTTCTGCGCCCCCGAGAGCATGGCGCGTGTCTCGCGCAAGAAGCGGTTCCAGTCCTTGGCCCCCATCGCGCTCTTGACCGTCAGCAGGCCGCGCGCGTGGATGCCTTGGGTGAAGTTGCCGCTGTTGTAGGTCTCCGCGAGCATCAGTTGAATGATCTTGCGGAGGACCTGTTCAATCTCTGGGTACCCGTACCCCATCACCCACATGGAGGTGCGAGGTCGGCGCACGCCCACGACCAGCTCCCCAGGCTTGAACTCCTCCACGATCTTGTCATTGACGAGCTGGACATACCGCAGATCGCCAGGGATGAGGCGCCCTTGCTTGATGTCGCGCTTCTCAGGGTGGGCCTTGCGGATGGTCGCGGCGTCCACAGGCACAAACCCCGCCAAGCCCCCGCCGCGCGTGGGCACGTTCTCCCAAGCGCACCAGTCAAGCTCTAGCGAGTCGCGCATGATCTGCGCGGTGAAGCCCTCGAAGTGCGTGTTGAAGGGGTCCGCGTGGATGGAGGGGTCGCCGCAGGCTTCCAGCCACATCGCAACCTGCGCGATGCGCTTTTGTTGGCGCGAGGTCGGAGGGGCCTTGCGGTCCCGCATGCGGATCTGAAACCCAGGCTCGTAGGGGGAGCGTTGGGGGCGCGCGAAGGCGCACATCTGCGTGACGCGCGTGGAGATGATCGCGCCGATCACGTCCGAGACGCCCGCGATCTGGCGCAGGAGGTCAAACGACAACGACGCCTGCGGGCGCACCGATCCATCGGCCTGCGCCGCCGCTGACAGTTGGATGGGGTCTAGGTCGTGGCGGCGCGCGTCGGGGCGGCTCCTGTACGCCTTGACCAGCGCGTCAGGCTCCACACCCGCCAGCCCCGCGACTTCCTCCAACCACTCCGCGTCTTGCTGCCACTCTGCCATGTCTGCGCCCTTGCCTTGGGGTCTAAGCGGGCTTGCGTGCGTGCGTGCGAAGGGGTTTTGTTGCACCCATGCGAACAGTCACGCCCCACCGCAGGCTATTGTTGCAGAGCGAGTAAGTCAAGCAGCAAGCGTGCCACTACTTACGCGACGAGGCGGGCGTACTTGGCGACGAGGCTCTTGAAGATAGAGCCCTGACCCAACGCGTTCGACGCGCTAACCGCCGCCGCCTTATCATTCAACCGTTGGCGAAGCGTGGCGACCCTCTCGCGAGTCGGGCGCAGCTCACTCTCCAATCTTCGCGTCTCAACCGCATTCAGCCCCGCCCGTTCAGCGGCAAGTTCGTTCACAAACGACCGATGCAAGGACGCCATGCGCTCCCGCTTGGCGCTGTCGTCCATGGTGCCCCAGATGGTGGCAAGAGTCGTGTAAGACTTGCCCCCAATGTCGTGATGGGCCCACATCCCCTCAAAACGCGCTGGGCGAAACGCGCGAGGGGTCGAGGGATCGGCAGACACCGCCGCGTGGGCAGCGTCGAAGCGTTGGTTGGCGCTCTCTAGTTCATCAAGACGTGCCGACGCCTGCGCGTGCTCTATCATGTCCTCGGCCAGTCCTCGAACCTTGGCTCGCTCGCTCTTGTTGGTGTAGCCAAGCAAGACAAGCGCGCTCTCGGCGCTGACGGTCTTGGCCTCGCCGCCAGGCGTGACAACCTCAAAATGATGCACGATGTCGCGCCCCGTGTGCTCCGATGGGGCGGCCTTGTCCCAATCGGAGATGCGGCGCACGCGGTCTTCTCCGCGCTTGTCCACGTCGTCCACAAACTTGTGCTGCCACTCGTAGGCGGTCAACTTCGCGCCAGAGGGGCCTACAACGGGTCGCTGAAGATCCATGCGCGAGCGTGGCTTGGATCGTGTGGCGGCGCTTTGGGCGCGATCCAGGCCGCTCGGTGTGCCTCCTTGCACGTCGGCCCCCGCGTGGACCTGCGACGGAGGCACAAACGGCGCAGGCTTGGTGCCCACAGGCACCGTTTCGGAGGCACCCCCAGAGCGCGCGGTGTCGGCCTTGATCTGGCCCCATGCGCTATAAGGATTGAAACCCGCTTCCTCAAGCCGCTTGGCGCGCCACGCCCGCTCAAGTTGGGCGTGGGCTTGGTCGTGCAGCACGGCATAGGCCCCCGACGCAGCGATGGACACGTCCCCAAGATGGTGCCGACGCTCGCGCCACGTCTGGCCCACGCGCGTGTCAGCCGTGGGCAGCGGCAGGGCGTTGACCTGTTCAAGCACCGCAGGCGTCACCACGCCATAACGTCCAGGCGCAGCGGCGGGCTCAGGCGTCTTGGGGGCGGATGGGGCCTTGGCCGCAGGCGAGGGTTTGGCGCTGGCCTTGGCCGCCCCGCTGTATTTTTCCACCAGCGCCGCCGCGCGGCTTTGCTGCTTCGCGGTCCCCGTCTTCTGGGCTTGCTCCAAGGTCTCGCTGGCCCGCTGGCGCACCTTGCCCAGCGCCTCGGCGTGTTCGTTGTGGAGCATCGAGGCCAGCGCCTTCTTGGACACCCGCGCGCTCTTGCCGCTCTCATCATGGCGCAAGGTCACTTCGTCGCCGTGGTCTTCGAGGATGTGGACGTGCCCGTCTTGGCCCTCGCGCGAGCGGATCTTGAACGCCGCCCCCGTAACCATCTCCGAATGGTGCCCCAGACCGTGCCCGCCTGTCACCGTGTAGAAGTACCGCCAACCGCCGCCCGCCTTCGGGACGCGGCGCAGGTACTTGTGCCCCGCGCCCTTGATCAGCAGGCCGTTGGAGGCTTCCACCGCGCCTTCCAGAAGCTCGCCCAGCCAATCGGGTAGCTCTTGTTCCTCTTGCTCGCCCGCGTCTGCATGGGTCGCCGCGTCGCCGCGCCAGAACGCACGCCACCGCGCGGCGTTGCCGCTGACAAGCTCGGCCATCGCTTGGCGCAGGCCCGCGAGGGAGTCTTGAGGGAGGGGTTCAAGTGCGTCGTGGTGCATGGCGCGCTCCTGTGGGCGGTGTTGCTCTTGATGCAACAATCGGCCTGTTCTTGCCGCCCATCATGCTATGAGGCGCAACAATGCCTGTCAACCCACCCCAGACCTTGCCCGCTTGCGTGCGTGCGAGGGACTTCTTTTAGTACAGGCGAAGCTCGCCCTCTTCGCGCGCGTCTTGGAGTCCTTGGAGGTCTTCGCCGTGCGCGTCGTCGTCGTCTTGGTCGCCCTTGGGTAGCGGTGCCCATGCGGCGCGAGGTTCGGCCCGCTCGCCCTCTATGACGGCGAGGCGGTACACGAAGTCGGGCCAGTGCGCCATGGTTTGAGAAAAGCAGTCCACTTGGTCGTTGAAGGTTGAGCCTGGGAAGTCGGCCAGCTCGTCCACAAAGTCTTTCACCCAAGGCTGCTCGCTCTCGTCTGGTATCCAGCACGCGCCCGCCTCCACACGGTCTGCGTAGATCGCGGCGCGTGCTTCCTTGTCGCCCTTGGGCAAGATGGCGTGGATACCCCCAATCTCCGAGGACAGCTCCTCTATGGCTTGCTGGCCCGCCGCCTTGTCTTCCACGAGCATTGGCGCATACGGGACCGACGCCCGCGCGCGGCGCAGTTCGAGCTTCAGGCGCGGGTAAGACCAGCGGCCTCGCTTTTGATCGAGCAAGTAGAAGTGGTCCCCGAGCTTGCCCCAAATTTGGATGCACGCGAAGGAGCCGTTGAGGGTCTTCTTGGCGTTGGCGTCAACCGAGATCACCACCTTGTCAAAACGTGCTGGCAGGTCCGCGAGCTTGTAGCGCCGCCACCAATGGCGCTTGAACAAGCCGCCCTCTTCCGAGGTTGGGCGCTGCTGATAGAGCGCGAGCCACGCGGGGCGCTCCTTCTGGGCGTTGACGAAGATGGAGTTCCCCACAGGATAGCGTTCGGGGAACAGGGCATCGCCAGCCTTGCGGTGTTCTTCATCTTCCTCTGCGATGGCAGGAAAGCGGATCACGTCCCACAGGCCCTCGCCCCCGTCTTGCGCCTGTGTCTTGCCCCGCTCGCCGTCGCGCGCAAGCAAGCGCCCCGCGAGGTCGTCCTTGTGCCAGCGGGTCATCACCAGCACGACCGAGCCGCCAGGAGCAAGGCGCGTGGACAGGACCCAGTTGTACCAGTCCCACACCTTCTCGCGCTGGCCTGCGCTGTAGGCGTCGAGGCGATCCTTGAACGGGTCATCCACGATGGCGATGTGCGCGCCTCGCCCCGTCGCCCCCGATCCGACACCGACGCCCTTGTACCCGCCGCGCTTGCGAGCGGTGGATGCTTGCCCCTCTGGCCCTTGCCACTCCTTGACCGTGACCTCTTGCACGCGCCAATCATCCTTGGCCTTGGAGGAGGGATCAAAGGCGGTGTTCGGGAAGCTGTGCCTGTACCAGTCCTCAGCCAGCAGCGCGCGGCTTTCGGCGCTGTGCTTGGTGGCAAGGCTCTTGGCGTAGGAGCCCGAGATAAACTCGTGGCCTGGATAATGCCCCAGGTGCCACGCGGGCCAGCACACCGACACCATGCGCGACTTGCCGTGCCGAGGGGGGACGAAGAGCATCACATGGCGGGACTTGCCCTGCGCGGTGTCGTGGGAGACGCCTTCGAGGACGCGGGCCAGCTCGTGGTGGAACCACCCCGCTTGATAGTCTGGGGTGGCGTCGGCGGTGAAGCGAAGCAAAGAGAGACGGCGCAACTTGGCGGCTGCTTTGTCGAGCAGGTCTTGAGGCAAGAGGTCTCGGGTAGGCTTTGGCAGCGACACGGAGCCCCCTTATTGCATCGGCTCGTTGGGCTGCTCAAGCACAACCTCCCCCGCGCTGATGCGCTTGACCAGAGACTCTAAGACCGCAAGTTCCTGCGGGTCCGACACCTGATCAATCAAATCCCCTAGGAAGCCCAGCACATCCCCGAGCCTCTTAGGTATCGGCGCGGCGACGCGAGGCGGGACATACTCCGCCATCTTGGGCCGAGGCGCGGCCAGCCCAGCGAGCTTCGACCAAATCCCCGCCGCCGCCTTGAACTGCTCCATCTGCCATCCTGGTAGGCGCTTGTTCTCGCTCATTGCGCGGGCCAGCGCCGCTAAGTACCACACAGCTTGCGGCCCGTAGGAGGTTGCAAGTTGTTGCACGTCGGGGTTGAGGTCTGACGGGAGAGGCTGCATGTGGACAGGGGGCACGCGCTCTGCCCCAAGTAGCGCCGCCACCGCCTGGGCATCCTCCGAAGGCTCGCGCGCAGACTCTTGGGTCAGCCCGAACCCTTCCTTGATCTTGTCGAGGGTCTTAGGGTCTTGGGGGTCGAACAGTTGCCACGCGGGGGGGTCAGGCAAAAGGGCACGCTTGGGCTTAGGGTGTTGCTTGTCGAAGCGAGGCCGAGGGGCAGGGCGCGGGGCGGCGTCGCCTATCTGCGACTCGTACAGCAGCACCGCCGCCTCTACCTTGGCCTCATCAGCCACAAGCCCCCCCTCCTTGGCGCGCTTGGTCCAATGGCGCAGCGTCCGAGGAGCCACCCCGACCACCGCGCCCACGCGCTCAGGGTCAAAACCTCGCGCGCACAGGTCCACCGCCGCCAAGCACTGCGCGTTGCTATGTTGGCCAGCCTTGATGTTCATGCTTCACCACCCCACAAGAGGCACACCGCGCGCCCGCGCCGATCAGTCAAACGCCTTGCCAAGTTGTGGCAAGGCGTTTGCCAATTCGTGGCAAGACCCGCCCACACGATTGTCAAACCTTCACACTTTGCACATCACGTTACCTTGCCACGCCCTTTGCCTCCCCTTGCCACGCCCTTTGCCTTCCGTTGCCAGGCGTTGCCAAAGCTCCACGCATTTACACCGCCATCGGCGCTTTGATGGTTGGATGGGGGTTGTAATCCACCAGTTGCGCCATCGCGGGCACAACCCAAAAGAGGTTGGACGGCTCTTGGGTCACGCGCCGCTCGCGCATGGACGCGACCTCCGAGGCGTCAAGCGGCCCGACACAGGAGGCAAGGCCCAGCGTCGGCAGCGGGCGAGGCTCGCGCGCCAAGA